AAGATGGGAAGTGGTCTACAGATAGCACAGGATATTCTTATAACAACTTACCTAAAGACCCAATAGTATTAAAAGTAATAGATAAATTTAAGGCACGTTCAAGGGATGGTATTATAAAATATGGTACAACTTTACACGATAGTCCTGATGGTTTCTATGCTTTTCTTACTCACTTGCAGGAAGAACTTATGGATGCTACTTTATATATAGAGAAACTAAAACAACAGAAATGAAAGAACAAACATTAGTAAAAATGCAGTACGACCTTAAACTAGTACAACAAGCATTAGTAGTTGCATTAAATAAGATTGAAGTAATTGAAAAAAAATTAGAAAAAAATAAAGAAGAAAAGTAGTAGTTGTTAAAAAATTGTTTATATTTACAAAAACAAAACAATTATGTACGAAGAATTATTTTATCAATCTTACACTATCCAAGAACTAGAAAGGGTAGTAAATGACCCTACACAACTTAATGGGTATCGCAGGAGATGCGAACAAGAATTAAACAAACGTAACGAACAACAACAAGAAATAACAAAACTATGAAAATACTAAACTTATACGCTTGTTTAGGAGGCAATAGATATAAATGGGATGAGGTAATTGATATTGACGTTACAGCTGTAGAATATGACCCTGAAGCTGCTGACCTATATCAAGAACGATTCCCTAATGACAAAGTGGTAGTGGCAGATGCACATCAATATTTATTAGACCATTATAAAGAATTTGATTTTATATGGAGTAGTCCTCCTTGTCCAAGTCACAGTAGAATTAATATTAGCCAATACACTAGAGATAGTTGGAAGCCTCGATATCCTGATATGAAACTTTATCAAGAAATTATATTTTTAGATAATTTTTTTAAAGGTAAATATGTTGTAGAGAATGTTATACCTTATTATGATTTACTAATACAGGGAAATAAAAGAGATAGGCATATATATTGGACAAACTTTAAATTACCTAACAAATTAAGTCAAAGAAAAAATCCAGATTTAAGTAGAACAAAGCAGGTTGTAAAAGCATTATCTGAATTTCACGACTACGATTTTTCTAAATATAATGGCAAGCAATCAAAACAAAAGATGGCTAGAAACCTTGTAGATTATGAAGCTGGTAAAACAATACTTGAAACAGCAATAGGAGTAATGAGTAAACAAAACGTAGAACAAAAAACAATATTTGACTTATGATAACGCTATTAAATGGAGAAGTATGGGGTAAAGAAGAAATCCTTGCACAAATGTACGATGACACTTTTTACTATGGTCATTTAGGTAAACACGCTTTAAGTAGTTCAAGTCTTAAAATGATACTCAAAAGTCCAAAGACTTATAGAAACGTAATAAAGTATGGAGACCCTAATGGAGATAGTCCTGCATTAGCAGCAGGTAAGTTAGCGCATTGGATGGTATTAGAACCACACAAAATAGATGAATTACACTTTGTAGATGCTTCCACAAAGAACACAAAGATATATAAAGAAGCTAAAGAACAATATGGGGAAGTATTCCTAACAAAAGAAAGAAGTGCAGCAGAGCGTTTAACAGATGCAATATTTAGAAATGAAGCAGCACTACAATTACTAACCGATAGTGAATTTGAAGTACCTGAAATAGCAATGTTAAATGGATTACCATTTAGGGGTAAAGCAGATATCATACAAGGGGATACAATCATAGACTATAAAACTACCGCTGAACTATCAGGTTTTAAATGGTCAGCTGATAAATATGGTTACGACTTACAGGCGTATATGTATTTAAGACTGTTTAACAAAAAGAAGTTTACCTTTCTTGTAATAGACAAAGCAAGTACTGACATAGGAATATTTGAAACTACTGATGACTTTATTGCAAAAGGCGAACAAAAATTTATACAAGCAGTAGATAATTACAAATACTTTTTTCAAGATGGAAACGACTTAGACCAATATGTAATGAGAGGAATATTATAAATTTATTTGGTAGTTAAAAAAAGTTTATATATTTACAAAAAATAGCGGTAGCCGAAAAGCTAATAGAGTAGGCGTATTTAAAAAAGGGGTTAAGAGCCTCAATTATTATGATTAATATATCAAAAGTAAGAATGATTGAAATTTCATCTATAAATTTTGTAGATGGTAACAGAGAAATTAATGAGAGTCACGTTCAGAAAATGTACAATCTTATTAATGAAAATGGTTTTGCGGACACAATAAAGGTAGCAAAACACAACAACAAATTTTATTGTTTGGAAGGTCAGCATAGAATAGAAGCCTTAAAACTACACAAAGTAAAAGAAGTGCCTTGCTCTATTATAGATTGGCTTGGGTATGATTTTGAAGAAATACAACAGTATGTTATAGATTTAAACGCTCATAACAAACAATGGAATTTATATGATTATACAAAGTCTTGGGCTGACAAAAAAATATACGAATATGTTCATCTAAGAAATCAAATGATTTCATATCAAAAAACCTTGTCTAACGGAGTTGTTGCTACTTGTTATGATGGTATTGTAAGGTCGCATCCCAACTTAAAAAAAGGTAAGTTAAGTTTCTTAAATAAGACTTTTTCCGATGATTTGACCGACAATTTATCAGAAATGGTTGCAAAATATGGTAAAACCAAACTACCTGCTCAAGTTTTAAGAAATGCAGCACAAATGATAATTGCTTTTAAAGGAGATAAACATAAAATTTTACGAGCCTTTCAACAAGCTGCGACAAACCATATATCTTTAAACAAAGAGCCTTTGGCTGATGGAGATGAAACCTTTAAATATTGGTTTGAAAATGTAGTTTTAGGATATTATAAAAATGATTAAATGAAATCCTATATTTATTCAGAACAGAGTAGCTTGTGGGGAGACCCCGAGCTGCTTGGTTTTGGTAGCAAAGATTTTTATATAAAAGAAATAGATAGAAAACTCGCAAATAGCATAATAGTTAAAAATCACTATTCTAAAAAATTTTATAATGCAACATACATACATTTAGGTTTATTTGTAAATGAAGAAATACAAGGTGTTTTACAATATGGATATGCAATGAATCCTGCATCTTGTGGAAGTGTAGTTAAAGGCACTCAAAAAAATGAATACCTTGAATTAAATAGAATGTGGATAGCGGACAATGTAGGTCAATATCCCGAAAGTAGAGCGATAAGTTATTCATTAAAGTATATTAGAAGAAAATATCCAAACATTAAATGGATTCAATCTTTTGCAGATGAAAGGTGTGGCGGTTTTGGTATAGTTTACCAAGCGTGTAGTTTTAATTACTATGGAGAACATAAAAGCGACTTTTGGGAACTAGACGGAGTAGTATATCATAATATACAAATGACCGTATCAAAAGAATCTAAAAGGTATGCAGGGGAAGCAAGGTATTTGCAAGAAAACAAGGATAAGGCAAAGAAAATTAATTTAAGACAGTTTAGATATATAAAGTTTTTAGACCAAAGGGAGAAGAAAAAATGTTTGTTAAAAGAAAAACCTTATCCAAAGCATTATAGTGAATAAAGATATAATAGAAGAGTTTTACTTACTCGCTTTAATAGATATAGCAAACGGAAAAGACATATCGGAACTTGAAGAAGCTATTGATATGTATGAGAACTTGGAGGAGTATGAAGCGTGTGCAGGAATATTAAAAGCAATACACGAATCAGGATATATGACAATAAGACAAATAATTAACACAATAAACGAAATAGACAATGAACCACGAAATGATTAAAGAGATAGTAGAAGATTTTTATAAATTAAAAATAGATTCAAAAACAAGACAAAGAAAGTATGTAGAAGCACGTGCAATCTATTATAAGCTATTAAGGGACAATAGTAGAATGAGTTTAGAAGCAATAGGCAAGACAATGAATAGAGACCACGCAACAGCATTACATTCATTAAAAAATATAAAAGATTGGTTAGAATATGATGAACAATTAAGACAAGACTATGAGACCCTAAACAAAAGGGTAGAACACGCTGCAAAATTAAACCCTGATTTTTTAAGCCAAGCTGTTTCAATAGAAGGAT